CAGCAGAACAATCTGCTGACGATTTGTTTTCGTAGGAAGTTCTAATGATTGTACAACCTGATACTTTTGAATCAGTTATATCTTCATTTGCAGACCAGGATATGGTATTTGTGGATGTTGAAACTAATGGTTTAAATGCTCATGGGGACAATCAACTCTGTGGAATCGGAGTCGGATTGGTATCTGAGCAAACATATTATTTTCCTTTTAGGCACTGGCAAAACAGTCCTTCAGAACAAAATTTGACGTTCAATTTTGAAGGGTATGTGAATTTACCAGATAATGCTCTTAAGGAAGTAATTGATGCTTTGAATAAAATTAAAGGCTTAGTTGCTTATAATGCTAAATTCGACTTACGATTCCTACAGAAAGAAGGTTTAGATATCTCAAACAAATGGGTAGATGATGTGCTTGTTATGGTTCGACTATCTGAACACAGTGATATAAACATGCTTTCATTAACTGAAACTATAAAAAGACGTTATGGTATTGAAGCAGCTCAATATGATATTGATACTAAAAAAGTATTAAGAAGTGGTGGATGGAAGGATGATTTTAGTAAAGCTCCTATAGAAATACTAGGACCTTATTGTGAAAAAGATGTGTTTTATACAATGAAACTTTATTGGGATTCACTTAAATATATAGAAAAGACAGACCAAAAAAAGATATTACAATTACAATCAAACCTTACAAAAGTATTATTTGATATGGAAAACCAAGGTGTAAGGGTTGATACGGATTATGTCAAGAAAGCTACAACACGTATATCATATAGAAAAATAGAAATAGAGCAAAAGATAAAAGAGATTACAAATGGGGTATTTGACGAAGAATATAATATTGCAAGTACTCAACAAATGGGTAAAGTTTTTCAAAGTTTGAATTTAGAATCTCCTGATAAAACAGCTAAAGGGCAAGATTCTTGGAATGAAGCAGCTTTGGCTCAAATTAATCATCCTATTGCTGGATTAGTTCGACAATGGAGAACACTAGAAAAACTTAGGTCTACTTATTTAGAACCATTTGATAATGATGATGGGTTAGATTTACATACTGATTTCTGTAATTGGGGAACAGTTACAGGAAGATTGTCCAGTAGAAACCCTAATCTTCAAAATGTACCTAGAAATCACTTTAAAGTTGCTGATGTGGACTTATCTGACGAAGAATTACAATCAGTAAAGAATAGAGTTGATGCAGTTATTTCAGCAAAAGGTGCAAAGGGTGTTAATTTAAGTAATGATGTGATAAAAACTTGGGCGTTTATTGGGGATGAATCATATGATGATAATGATGCTACACAAATCTCACTACGTAGAATAATTATTCCTAGAGAAAACACATATCTAGTAAGTTTTGATTACTCTCAAATGGAAGTCAGAGTTTTTTTAAGTTATATTGCAATACATAATGACAAAGTAAAATCTTTATTAACTCAAAACGATGTTGATTTTCATGGGGAAGCTGCAAAACTTGCATTTAAAGTAGATGAAAATCATAAAGATTATAAATATTATAGACAAACAGCTAAAGCCATAACATTTGGAACTATTTATGGGATAGGAAATAATAAACTTTCTACCCAATTAAACGTTACACCTAGTGAAGCCGGAGAATATAAAAAAAGATATTTTGATGGCATTGAAGGTTCTAAACAATTTTTTGATAAAGTGGTTTCAACTGTTGAAACTAGAGGTTGGATTAGAAATAGATATGGTAGAGTTTACCAGATGGATAAAAGATTTGGATATAAAGGGGTTAACTATCTTGTTCAAGGAACGAGTGCTGACATAATGAGTGAACGTATGATAGAAATTCATAAATATTTAAAAGATAAAAAAAGTAAGTTATTGCTTCAAGTACATGACGAAATAATTTGTGAATTGCATGAAGATGAAGTTCAAGAAGTTTTACCACAGATTCGAGATTTATTAAAAACCAATACGTTAAACATTCCTTTAGAAGTTGATATGGAGATATGTTATCCTTCTTGGGCAAGTAAAAAAGATGCAACAGATTTAATTCCAATTACTACAGAAGAAGATTGGATAGAATGGTAACACTAAATCATAATTGGAAAGACCAAAAAGAACTTGGAGAACGAGGGGTATTTCATATTCTTGAATGGTTGTATACCTTATCTAACACAGTAGGGGTGTGGGATGTTCAAGATGATAAAGAATATCAGGAAAAAGATATTGATTTATTATGGACAGTAGAACCAGGTGATAAAGAATATACAATTGAAGTAAAAACAGATACTTACAAATCAGGTAATTTCTTTTTTGAAACTGTTAGTAATGTATCTAAAAATACTCTGGGATGTTTTTTAAAAACAGAAGCTGATTTTATTTTTTATTATTTTATTGAGATGGGACAATTGTTTGTATTAAACACAGGGGCAATTCAAAAATGGTTTCTAGAAAATAAAAGCAGATATAATGAAAAGGTATTAGGTACAGATAATTTATATCAATCTAAGGGGTATGCTATTCCTGTAAAAGATATACCAAAAGAATGCATTAGATACCATGTAGGAGATTACACATGAAAGAAGGAAATAAAAAATATAGTTTTAGAGACGCATATAGCAACCACAACCATCACGATTACCCCTTAAAGAAAACACACGATAAGATAGTAAACCCTCAACATTATCATTTTGAGATAGAACCTTTTGATTATATACATGATAATGATATGGGGTTTGCCGAAGGAAATGTGATAAAATATATAACAAGGTGGAAATACAAAGATGGTATCAAAGACCTATACAAAGCAAAAAAATATATAGAGATGTTGATAGAGAAGGAAGAAAAGGAAGAAGAAAAACATGGCGAGACGTAATTGGACAAGGTGTCCTTCATGTTTACGAAAATTAAATAAGAAAAAATTTGAAGGGCAAAAAACAAAAGTATGTTACCCGTGTTATTTAAAAGAATTAAAAGATAAACGAAAAGGAGTTACACGTGGCAAAAATAGGCGTTAAAATAGGTTTCACTTTTAGAGTAGGACCTTTCGACACAAATCAATATGGTCGAGTAGATATGGAAATGCATGACATAGATACCGAGCTTCCAGTAGATAAACAAATAAGTGAAGCCGGATTAGCTTTAAATGATGTATTTAAATCTTTACTTAGTAAGGTTGATGATGAAGTAGAAACCATTTTAAAAGAAACAGCAACAGCACCTTCATCAGGTAATAAATAATGAGTAATGCTGAAGAAATTACTCGAAATTATTTAACAGAGTTACATAGAGCACATGCTTTAGAAGATGTTTTATGTGAACGTTATAGACAAGATGAGTTGTGGGGAGACCAATCAGGACATCCAGATGAACGATGGCTTGTTAT